TATATCTTTCCAATTCATTATATCATCTCTTTTTTCTCAAAATTTGTGGCGGAATTTATTTGGCACTAGCGAAAAAAATTTTTCTTTAAACTTTATATTTCCAGAATAAAAGTATATCATTTAAATCACATCTTTTAATATTCTTGTTTTAACTAAATTCTCTTAAATCTTTAAATGCTTTTTTAGGATTTAAAAATGAATAAGTTTGTTTTCTAATCTTTTTAACTTCTAGTAGTATTCTATTTGCTCTTTCTATCTCTTCTTGAGTGTAAGTTCCCTTTTCTCTTTTAATATTCTTCAAATCATTAATTAGTTTCATTAATAATTCATTTGTGCTTTTGATAACTTGAAGTAACTCCCTTTCAGTATTAAAGATACTCCTCTTAGAAAGAGCCATACTAAGTGTCATCTAGAGTGAGGCTAGTGAACCATTGTTTATAATAATTCCTTCATAAAGAGGCCAAATTATTGCCTAAAATACAGACTTTTTGATTTAATCTTTAAATGATAAATAAAAAAATTTTGGAAAACAAAGCCATATGGTTGTGCTTTGCACACCCCATAACGATTAATAAAAAAACAAAAGTGAAACTCCGGCTACTAATTTTAGACTATCTATGCGCTGATGCTGAATAATGGATGCTATTGTAGTTACATAACTAGTATTGTAACTCTAGCATAATTAATCTCTTCTTTCGGCTCTTAGTAAAATTCATCTAAAATGTTCACCTTCGTTTCACCATAACTGTTGTGGCCACAAGGGTTATTGGAATAGACGACAGTTTAATTTAATACACAGGAAAACTGTCAAAGACTGTGGGTTGTCGGTCAATCCTTTTGCTCTAATAATTTAGGGCAAACATGAGTATTGAAATAAGAGTCCGACAAAGACTCAAAACCACAAAGTATGCAAGTGTAAACTACTTTCATTATTCTTCACTCCATAAATTCATACTACTACCACAATTAATACATTGTTCTTTTTCTTCACTAAATGTTAATTGTCTGCAAGATATACATTCAATCATTCTTCTTCACTCCTAAATTCATTTCTTGCATCTCTTGTTTTGCTAACTACTTCAATGTCACACTCGCTTTTCGAAGTATTAATACATTCAAAGTTACAATTGATAGTAGGTGTAGGCAATACTCGAATGAAGGTTTCTAGTGCTTCTTCTACTCTTGCTTGAATAAAGCCCATAGCGGTGTTAGGTATTTCGGTTAGCACTTCTTCAATATCAGTATTTCTCATTACTGATTCAGCCCGATACTCTAATGAAAAATCTAAATCAAAAGACTTGCTGTAACTATGAAACCAAACTGAAACAGTCATACATATTCCCTCACCATAATCAAAAAGAATTTCTTGACTGGAAGGTATGGTATGTTTTAGTCCGTTAGCAAGAGGTTCACCAAAGACTAATCTTCTTTCAGTAGGCAGAATCATTTCATGAACATCTCCAATAATAGTTTCTGTCTTAACCGACATATTTGGGTATAAGTCACCCATTACTCTTACTACGGTTTCTGCCGAATGACTCCAATCTAGAGGTTCTCCTTGAGGAGTATTTTCATCTAGCATCACTTGATATACATACTTCTTATCTTGTTTGGTATGAATACCGTAATACTCGATATCTCTATCCTCATTACAAGTAGTAAAGATTTGGCTATCTTTTAGGTAGTTATAGAATAATGCTTTGTCATTATCTGTAAAGGATTCTCCAATACTATAGGTTAGGTTAAATGTTCGTCTATATGTTACCGACATGCTAATGGTTTGAGTGGATTCTTTAGGGTCTATCGGCTTCCAAAGGAATCCTCTTACCATATGGTAATGCTTTGCATTACTCAAATCCGAGTCAAAATAAAAAAAAGGTCGGGAGACTAGAGTATTTCATCTAGTCTCCCGATAGGGCAACGAGTGGTAGTGAATCTAATCACTCTTCTTTGGCAACCTCCGAGTCACTAACTTTTAGAGGTGGTGCTTCGACAACGGGCAAACCCTTTTTGTCGCCACCAACAAACCTGCCTTCCTTGAATGCTGTAACCATGTTTTTCATACAATGATTTTCAACATAAGTTGATATTTCATCAATGGTTGCATAGTTACCGCCTCTTCGACCTAATCCCATGTAGAATGTGTTTAGTAGTATAGTTATGACATTAATAGGCAAGGAGACAAACGCATCTCTTAATTGAGTCGTTGCAGTCTCGGCAATAACCTGTAATTCGGCAGGTAAAACTGATTCTCGACCAATTCTCGCTTTTGGGAAATCATCCCATCTTTTACCGTTATCACGCAGAACTCCCCAACAAATTGTTAATTCGTCTTGCTTTTCTTCATCAGTAAAATCATCATCCTCTACAACCGAATCTCCTAATTCAAGTTGCATTTGTATGATATTACCTCGCTTTCCTCTATCTTCCTTAGCCAACCAAGCGTGAACTTGAGATGACATTTTCATCCAATTTTCTATCTTCATTTTTTCAACTCCTTATTTGAGTCACTACCACTCGAAGCACTCATAGTAGGTATGGATATATGATAGGTTCAAGGTATGCAAAGCAACCATATGGTTGTGCTTACTTTGTTATTTGCAGGGAGGAGAGGGGCTAAAAAATTAAAAAAAATAAAAAAAAGAAAGCGGGAGAACCGAATTTAATCAGTTCTCCCGCTAGGGGCGACGAAGGGAACAAGCGAGAATCACTCATTAGACTCCTCTAGTTCTGCACTAGCGGCCTCTCTCTCTTCTTTGGTCGGTGGTGGTGTCATTTGTGGTAGTTCGTCAATTAGTTTCCACTCACCCTTCTTGTCGAGTATTGCTCGACCATCATCAATGGATGATTCCATATTTCTAATGGCGACATCGACTAAATGGTTGGCGTAGGCTTCATAATTTGGATATGAACCGCCTGTTCGACCATGTGGTAGAATGTAGTTAATTATCATCTGTTGAGTCTTAGTAGGGATTTCCAATAAAGCACTCAAGAATAGTTGGGAAGAAGTAGTCATTACCAATCTTAGGTTTGTAGGGTAGCGGTCTGCCCTTCCCATTCTCGCTTTGGGGAATGGTGGTGCTTCATCTACCTTATCGTTGAAATATTTACCATTTTTACCAATGGTTTCCCAACATAATGTCCTTTCTTCATCATCTGCTGTGTCATCTAGACCCAATTCGATGTTTGTCTTAATTTGGTCAAGTCGGAGTTTGTTTTTACTAACCTCCTTGACACTATCCGGTAGGGCTTGAACCCAAGCCTCAACCTTCGCTGCGTTTTCCATAAATCTTGCTTCCTGCATTTTTTCACTTCCTGTGTTATGAGTTTGCTTCTTGTTCCCTTCGAAGCACTAACAGTATGTGTGGATTCTTTAGGGTTGTCGCTCTCCAAAGTATCGCTATGACCATATGGTTGTGGTGATAAATGCCTTTAAGCGTAGAGATGTTCTAAAACAAATGACCTTACCTTCCACATTTAGGTGTTATTTTCATTCTCTAAATATCCACTCATTATTAATACTCGTTCTCAATTGAACTTATATGAATTAGTATGTTATTATTATATATTATATTATTATACTATATAGGATAAATAATCGAGGGTGTTTTTTTGTGTCTGACCCCCCTTCCTACAATCTTTCAAAGTTGGTGGATTCATCCGGAGGTCAAAAATAGGCCGGACAGGACATATCAAAAGCATAATGGTATAGTTATGTATCATTATTATATTATTTTAATAATATATCCTATATCCGATACATCCGGTATAGTATATAGCATTCCTATAGTCAAAAAACCCCTAAAGAGTAGTAGTAGTAGAGAGGGGGGTAAGTCCGGACAGGACAGGACGAAAAATAATGCGGGTTTGGACTCATTATGAATAGGTTATGTCGCATAACCCTTTGTCCGATGACCGGATGTATTTTCCGGACATATATCTAAACCGGATGAATGGCTAAATTGACATTAAGGTTAATTTCATCTAACGGAATATATTTTAACCGTTTAGGTTTTTGACAATAATGCTGTTAATTGACGATATTCGATATATAATAATTAATAGCGTAGTTTAAATAGCAGAGCCTTTTATCTCGTTACATGGCTAATACGCAAAAGGCTAAAGAAGAGAGAGTTAATAAAGAAAATGCAAAAGATGATGAATGGGAGTCATTATTGTATGATGCAAAAGAGTTCATGAAAGATGCAGAATTACCCGATTCAATCATAAAAATAGTGAACATGAACATAGAGTTAGGTAACTCTATCATAGAAGAAAGAAGTGTGGCGATAAAAAGTATCAAGGATATGTTGAAGAATAGAAATGGCACACCCTTTCGTAGAGGTTTGAAGTCAAGGCATCCGGCATATGCTAGAATTTCCATAGATGCAATATGCCAAGACGCAACAGATGATTATGCGACCTTCTTCAACAGCAGACCATATTACAAGAATATTCTAAAGAAACATCAAAAGAGTGGAGGGGGTAACTATGAAGGAGTTGAAGATTTCTCAAGAGTTATGGTAAAGCGTCTAAGAGACACCCTCAACGCTATGATAGACGATGGCGATTGGGATGGTAAACTAGAATCACTTTATTGATTTCTTAGCGATATAGATTTAGTGAAACATTGTTCGTTGTTTCAAACAATGTTCGACCCTCATGCGGCGGGGGTTATAAAGCATCCATGCTCACCATGAGCGTCTCAATCGGGTGTATGCAAGCCGTGACACATAAACGGTTTAATCAAAACAATTGAGTCAAGAAACTTTAGTGACGACAGGGGCGACAAAGAAGTATTACGGTTTGGTTAATTCCAAATGCGGTAGTCGTCACTAAGGTTTCAACACAATAAAGGAAAGTGAAAGTATGATAACAGGAACACAAGAACAGGAAGCAATATGGGATGAAATAGAAAATGGTGAAAGTCATGTAATGGTAAATGCCGGTGCAGGAACAGGAAAGACATTCACTATCGTTGAAGGAGCAAACAGAATAGATGGTCAAAAGGCCGCTTTCTTAGCATTCAACAAATCTATCGCAACAGAACTACAAAAGAGACTGCCGGAAGAAGTCGAAGCAAAGACATTTCACGCATTTGGATTTGCGGCAATTAGAAAAGCAGGTATCAAAACTAGAGTAAATAATTACAAACTAACTAACATCATTCGTGAGTTGCTAGGTAAAGATTTCAATGTAACACCTTTGAAGAAACTAGTATCTTTAGTCAAGGGTTCAATGATTGAAGGCAAAGATGTCAAATCAATTCTTGGTTTGATTGATGAATACAATATTAATTTCAACTCGGACAGAGAAGAAACACTATCAATAGAGTCTATTCCTGCCATTCTAAATATGTGTAGAACACAAACAGGAACAATTGATTTTGATGATATGATTTGGATGCCTTTGGTAAACGAATATCCTCTACCTCATTATGATGTAATGTTTGTAGACGAAGCACAAGATTTCAATGAAGCACAAAGAGAACTTATTTCTCGCTGTGTCAATGGTGGCCGATGTATTATTGTTGGGGATAAGAATCAAGCAATCTATGGATTTAGAGGAGCAGATTCTAATTCAATGGCTATGTTTAGAGACAGGCTAGTTAAGAAAGGTGAGAGAGAAGTAAAAGATTTCTCACTAAGTATTACATGGAGATGCCCTACATCAGTAGTTGCAGAAGCAAACAGATATGTCAAAGAGTTCTATGCTCATGATGATGCAGAAGTTGGTAGCGTAAACGAATTCGCACCTTTTAATCCACAAAGAAATGACATGGTTCTATGTCGATATAATGCACCACTAGTTAGTGCGTTTTATGATTTAATTAGTCAAGGTAAATCAGCCTATATTCTAGGCCGAGATATGACTAAGGGTTTAATCAACGCTGTTGAGAAAGTAACAAAGAATCACCAAATGGGTAGTGATGAGTTTTGGAGTTTATATCTATCCGACTTTAACTACAACTACAATAAACTTATCCAACAGGAAAAGAAGTCTAAGGCTCTTGCTCTAGAAGATAAGAAAGACTGTATCAGTATCTTTGCTCACAAGGCAAAAACTGTTGGTGGTATTATCGAAGAAATCAAGAGAGTATTCGATGGTAATGATGAAGGGGAGATTATGCTCTCAACTGTTCACAAAGCAAAAGGTCTAGAAGCAGACAATGTTTATGTTCTAGCAACCGAAAGAATGCCTCATCCATTAGGAGGTCAAGAGGAGAATAACATTTGCTATGTAGCAATAACAAGAGCAAAGAAAAACCTATTTTATGTAGGTGAAAAACCAAAGAGGGTGTGAAAATATGAGAAGAGAATTATCAAACGGAAGATGGGATAGAGTCCTAAAAAGAAGAATGGTTGAATTATCAGTAGCAGATAATTATGATGATGCTAAACACGAATGGATAGCAACTGGTAATGTTTGGTGGAGTGGTAATGGAGAAATACCCGATTGGGTCAGTAATTCACACCATCAAAACTATTGTCTTTGTGGTCATGGTATTGTTTATCATTTCCATATAAAGAATACAGAAAACGGTAATGAAGATGTAGTTGGTAGTGACCATATTAACTCCTACCTAATCATTAGACAGATTGCTCAAGAACTAAAAATTGACACTAATGAAGTAACAGATGAACAAGTTGCTGAGTGGATTAAGGTTAGAGTTGGTTCTATGAAAGCAGAAGCATGGTGGGCTGAAAATGGTGAAATGTTTGAAGAGAGATTTAACTTTGTCAAAGAGTATGATGTGTGGAATAACACAAGAACAACAGATTGGTATTGGGACAATTCTCTAAAAATGTCTAGACCTAGACTAGCCCTGCGTAAAAAAGGTAGCGGGACATTCGGAAACCCTGACTATAAAATGGCTTCTGTTGTTTGGAGATGGAATCATCCTAATAATCCTAAGAATCAACAAAGGGTTCATGGCTATCCTAACAAGAAACTAATGCTGGATATTAACTATCTGTTCGTAAGAGAAAAGGATAGTATTCTAGAGTTCAGCGAAACTCAAAGAAAACTCGAAGAGAAAAGAGCCGAGATTGCCGAAGAACGACGAATAGAACAAGAACGACGGCAAAGAGAACAAGAAGAAAGACAAAGAAGGTGGGAAGAAGAAAGACCTGCTAGAGAAGCAAGGGAAGCCGCTAGAAAAGAACAACAGCGAATATTAAGAGAGCAACGGGAACTAGAGGCAAAAAGACAACAGCAAATAAAACTGGCTCAAAGTGCGGAAAACTTACAAACTAAGGATGAAAATTTTGAAGAAATGTGCCACTACTACGGAGTTCAGCCATTTGGTTTAGAAACTGCTCAAAACGATTGGGAGCGAAACTTCCTAAGTAGTATTAAAACTCAGATGAGTGGAAAGAAAGAACTAACACCACCACAATTAACAACGCTTAAAAGAGTTCTAACTTCTCAACCTACCGCAAAACAATTAGCATTCCTTGATGATTTAGGTCATCCGGATATTAGTTCGATTAAGTCTAAAAATCAGGCTTCAAAAGAGATTTCTCGTCTCTTAGCAAGCCGTAAGGACTGAATACGAATGGGGTTTTATGAGGGTAATGAATAGTATTTTCCTTGCATCCGACAATAACTCATGGGTCTTTCTCTTTCATACTTGACCTGCTATTCCCCCCATTGGAGTTGATAATATGTTTAATTGGCTAAAACAGTTCTTTGTAAAAGAACATAAAGAAAAAATTCCTAAGTGCTATAAATGCGGCTTAGTGGCATCCACTATGGTATTTATGGAATTCAAAACTATGGAACTAGAACAAATAGAAGAGAGTATTCTAGTTCAACTTTGTAACCACTGTCATAAAGAATTATTTGTTCTATATGATAAAGATTACATTCCGCCACTAATAAAGGAGAAATAAAAATGGAAAAAGAAATTTATAAAATAATAACAGATGCGTATGGAACTGTCTTTCAACCTGCTGCTAGAGATGTGATAGAAGTAAGAAAGACAGCCGCTATTGAGGGTCTTGATATGGCACTTAATGGTTTCAAAGGAAACCCTAGTGCGGATAACTATAACCTACTAAAAGTTGCTATGCTGACTTATCAGTATTGGGTGCAGAAAAAGGTGATTGAATGAAAATAAAGGAAATAATACCAATAATAAATCAAAGATTATACAAAACAGAATATCTAAACTTAGATGTTTCAGTTGCAGAAAAAAGACACGAATATTGCAGAAAACAGAGCAAGAGTGGTCGTAAAGACCACTATAAAATATATGAAGAAGCGAGGAGGAAATATAAATGAAAATAAAACAAGAATTTGGAAACATAATATACAATGATGGAACAATTGCCATGAAGGTAAAATACATTTTTAAGGATGTAGTATCAATGATGCTATTCTTCAAAGATGAAATATGGACTAATAGACCCGCAAATGACGGAAATTCATGGGAAGTTAATAGAAGCGAACTAACTATAATTTGCACTACCTTTGTCAAAGCACTAGACCACTATAATGCACTAATAGAAGGTGAAGAAGAATGAAAGTAAATTGGAATGAACTATGGAAAAAATATTATCCTAAATTAAGTCCTAAAGAAGCACATGCAGAATTAATGCAAAGGTTTCCTGAATTAGCAGAGGTGAAAGAAGATGAGTAATTACCCCGATAATATGTGTTGGGCATCATTAGATGACCATTTAGACCCGCAATTAGATTGTGGGTGTTATTCAAGTGATGATTGTGACTGCTATTTAGAATGCGGTTGTTATGTAGAAGAATGCGAGTGTGAGGAAGAATGAATATATTTGCATTATCAAGATGCCCCATTGAATCAGCGAGACAAATGATAGACAAACACATAGTTAAAATGCCAACGGAAACTTGCCAAATGCTACATACTAATGCACTGTTTCAAGAGTTTTCTGATATCTATGGCTACGAACCTAGTCTTGCTAGATTGAAAGAATATCATGAAGAAAGCGGCTCTATTTTAATGAAACCTGCTATGCTTAATCACCCTAGCACTATTTGGGCTAGACAAAATATCCATAACACTCTTTGGCTTTATCAACATGGTATGGCACTTTGTGAAGAATATACTTTTAGATATGGTAAAGTGCATGGAACTTATCAAAGAATGCTACAAACACCTATGGAGTTTGACGCAGATTCTAATTTAGCAACTCCCGTTCATATTGCCATGTTTGATATTTACCGATTAGATAGGAACGATTATCTACATTTAGATGACTGGGACTTTGTTATCAAAAGTTATCAGCACTATTACTTAGAAGCAAAATGGTCTTTTGCTAATTGGAAATCTAGAGATATTCCTAGTTGGTGGCCTAAAGACCACATATCAAAAAAATATGCTCCCGTTAGAGAGGCATATCAAAGAAAAATAGAAGAATACAGGAGGAAGGCACTTGAAGGATTGTGAAGTATGTGAAGGTAAAGGTTGGTATTTAAGTTCAGACCCAACCTATGAATGTGTAATAAAAGAAGAATGCTTGGATTGTAAATACCATGAAATGTATCGAGATTCAGTAACAGAAAATCTTTACAAATTATTTAGGGATGTTAGTCCCGTTAAGGTTGCTATTCTTTTAGCAGAATTCATTGTTAATTCTGTTGATGCTAACCCAAAAGATAAACTAGATAGGTTAGATGAAATAGTCATGTCTAAGAACACTAGAGGAGTAATGCTTCTAGGTCAAGGATATGCAAATGCTCTAAAGGAGGAAATATAATGGAAGTAGAATATAGAATAATAAACTCGGCAGAAATGCCACCGATAATAATAAGCCAAACTGAAAATGATAAGCCTAAAATCGTAGTCAATTCATATCATAAAATATGGATTAGTCTATACCGTAAAACAATATCCGGTATAGTTCACAGCCTACAAGATAAGATGGATGAACTTTTGACATCCTTCTTAGTAGAACAAAGAGAGTTTGAAAAAGATGACCAAGATTTTATGAATAATTCAGCAGGTGATTTAGAATGATAAAGAATATTTTGAAGATAACAGGCGACATATTGAGTGTTTGCTTGGTATGGGGATTAGCCCTACTATTGCTACCCCTCATATTGATTATTGCCCCATTCAGCCTTTTGGCCTGAATAGTTTAAATAGTGGAGAGAAAGAAAGAAAAATACAGGAGATGAAAATATGATTAAGTTAAGAATAATGAATGATACAGGACACACGGATTTAATGTTAGAAGCAAGTAGCGTGATTGAGCAAATAGAAACTCACCCGACCCATTGGTGTTTTATTGATGGAGAAATGGTATCGAGAGAGGATATTGCAGAGATTAACTGGGAAACTGTTGAGACAGTAGACCTAGTAAATGCTATCGTTGGAGGAAGCCTTTGAATTAGACTATTCGTTCTTTCCCCTTAGAGGGGTAGACTCATATTGGGGCTTGAGTCTACCCCTCACAAAACGATAGGTTTATGTTCCTTATCCTATACAAAACAAAACATGAATGATGAGCAGGTTGTTGCTGAATCTTTCAAGGAACTGAAAAAAATGCTACATACAGACAGGCTATCACAAAATGATGTTGATAGAGGTTTGAGAATAATAACAACTCTAGAAAAGTTGTTTAAACTACAGGAGGCTAGATAGTGCCTAGCCTTGTTAAAAAATATAATGAAGCACTAGACATAATGCTCTTTATCTTGAAAGACTTTTCGAGTGAGAGCATTCTTACTATGAAAAATTCAATAAAAGTAATTGAAGAGTTTCATGACATATTCGATACGGATGCTAGTAAAATATCAACGCTATATTATGATTTTTGTAGACTTGATGAACTATATGAAATTGAAGAAGCGGTTGAAATTGGTTTTAAAAAATTTTTAATTAAAAACATAAAGGAAACTAAAAGCATGCTAGACTACCATAACCACAATTGTAAAACTAGTTGTATAATTTGTAAAACAAGAAAAAAAATGGAAGGTGAATTATTTGAAAGAAAAAGACCCGAAATACCAAAAAAGCACAAGAAATAAAAAAATAGCAACAAGGTGTAGAGTTTGTGGTGGCCAACTTACTAACATAATAGAAATAGAAAATGAGTGTCACATAATCTGTGACAAAGATAATAAAAATGTATATATGATGTGATAATATGAATGAAGAAAAAGAATACAAAATAGAAGTAAATATACCCACGCCTGACGACCAACAAGGAACTTATGGTAAATTTACTATTACTTGGGAAGGTCGTCCCTATGTATGGAATCCTACCGTATTAAATATTAGAAATGGTGCAAAAGACCCTATCTTTGAATCGCTTAGAAGATATTTTAAAACTCAACTAGCCAATCTAAAGTATAAAAAAGAAATGTATTTTAGTATAGGTAGTGTTCCTATTCTATTAGAATATTCGTCTAGATACTACATGAACGGTAAAGCGGTTAGTTTCAACCATATGCTTAGTGTTCTTTCTAGAGTGGCAATAAAGTCTGTTTGGACTGATGATAAATTACAATTACAAAGAACCCTACTTAAGACTCTAAATGTATCAGAAGACATTAGATATGTTTTAGAAAACAGAATGCCATATAATTTTTACAAAGACTTTGATAAAGTAGAAGTTAGGTTGAATGTTCAACAAATAGGCTCTGATGAATATGCCGTAGAAGTTAGTGATGGAATTTGGGGAACTATGAAAGGCAAAGATATTAACTCCTTTTGTTCCTTTTTCTTACATGGTAAAAAAACAGGAAAGTGGAAATTCTGTTCACCTAATAGATTATTCGTAGAAACTGTTGGCCGTAAACCAACTCCTTCCGAAATAGAATTGATGATTCCTTTCTTAGAGCAAAATAGGACTGCTGATTTGATTGAGAAGAGAGCGCAAGAATTGGTTCAAGATATGGTAAAACAATTCTCTAATAGAATTACCCTCATCTACAAAGAGTCTGGAAAATTAGACGGCATGGTGGTTAGAGGAAAGGGCTATGATTGGTTTATTAGAGATAATGGAAGCAAAAGCGGAACACAAAGAGTCTCTACCTATGTCTTAGGTTCTAAGACAGAAGTTCAATATGATGACGATGATGATGATGTTGGAGTAGAAATAAAATCTAATGATTGGAAAGGGCCAATTTGTATAGATAATATGTCTAATAGTGCCCCATTAGGCGACCAAATGTGTGCTAGGGCGTTTGCCGCATTAAATGATATTATGATGATGAAAAGAGTAAGCACCATTCAAGGCTACATTAGAGATATTGAGCCTAATACAGTTAGATTAGACGATTTTGTTTTTAAGCAGGAGAGATTAGATGACAAGAAATTACACTTATACTTGTGAAGAGTGTTCTAGTAAATCGGTTTCATTCAATGAAAGGTTAGGAGAAATGGTCTGCGATGACTGTGGACTAGTGATTATAACTGATATGTTTGAAGAAACTGTGCTACCCGTAGATAAATCGGGCAACACTATTTACTCACCCGATAAAGGAAAATTAGGCTCTGTTATCAAAGGAAAAATTGGAAAAGTTGCACCCCATCACATAAAAAGCGGATATTCTATTTATATACAAAAAGGCCTATCTTTTTGTAAAATACTACTAGCCAATTTTACCTCTAGCAAAGCAATAAGAGATAGGTGTGAAGAAGTGTATCTAACGCTTTATCGCAAAGATATAATTAATAGGTCATCCTACGAAGATAGAGCATGTGCGATAGTTTACTATTGTTTGTTAGAGAATAATACTCCGGTGAAATATGCCGATATTTGTTCTATTGAATTTCAAAGTGATAAATCTAAGGTAATTAAACTAGTTAAGAAGATTAAAAAGGCCTTTGGCAAGGTAACTAAACCTATAGATTATACTTACGAAATAGAAAGAGTAGCGGTTCAAATTCTGGATAATTTAGTATTTATCCAACAATGTATAACTACACATAACTATTTTCAACAGATAATAGAAGAAAGTGAATTCAATATTCCTACTACCTATCCTGTAGCAATTGCTTGGATAGCCGCCAATGTTAATTGTAGAACTGATATAAGTGCTAGTAAGATAAGTAGGAATTGTAGTGTATCTAGGTGGTCTATTAGAAACACAACTAATAGACTATTAGAATTAATAGGAAAAGAAGAAATAAAACAAATAAGAGGAAAGGAATTAAAATGATAAATGAAGAATGGATTGAATACTATGTGTATTTAGAAGAATTACGGCAAAGTGGAGTAACCAATATGTTTGGTTCTGCTCCATATTTGAGAGAGGAGTTCGGCTTAGGCCGAAGAGAATCAATAAAGATTGTAGCAAACTGGATGGATAACTACGAAGAATTGATAGAGAAAGGAATAATTAGTAGAGGTGAATAATATGAAAACATATTGTGGAATAGCAGATGCTCATGGCTTAGAATCTTTTATGGAATGTGACGGTATAGGTCATGCTCCTATGACATTAACCATGAGAGCAAGGTTAAATAGACAAAGACACGCTATGGTTTATTGGGTAGAATTACCCGACGACAAGGCAGAACAAATGAACGAAGCAATAGAGCAAGCGAAAAAAGATAACAATTGGCACACGCCATTGTTACTACTAAAGAATCCCGACTTTGTTGAGGATGTATCATTTGAACATTCTATGAAAGGTAGTTGGGATATGTTACCTAATGACAAATTAGACCCATATTGGGGGGAATAAATATGAAAGGTAAATTACAATACCCAACGATAGCAATACAATTGGTAACTCCACAAGGTATGCCTTATGATATGCCGGATGATTGGATGGAAACCGTTCTTTCTATTGCGGCTATGATTAATGCCAAGTATAAGATTGGCGTTGATACAGTCTATGGAACAGCATCAAGAGAAGGATTTGAGATATTAAGTGAAGAGTGTGGTCAATATGAATAAAGAAAATATGTTAGCAGAACTAAGTGAATTGGTAGATGAAAAGATAGTGGTAGCAATAACTAGTGGGGGAATCGTTAGAAGAGATTTCATTTCACAAATTAGTATTGAAGGAAAACTAGAACAAAACGGAACACAGTTTAGAGTGTTAAGAGATAATAATACATTTTGTTATTTCGATGGGGGAGATGTAGTATTAATTAATCCCCTAGTTTCTTCGGGAACAGTAGTATATTTAGATTTTAAAATGGAGAGATTAGAATGAAAAGAAAAATATTAGTAATTGGAGCAGGTGGTATTGGGAGTTTCTTGATACCGCTTTTAGATAAAGTAAATTTGTATGATATAACAGTAGCAGACCCCGATAAGGTAGAAACAAAGAATCTACCATATCAAAACTTTCAAGCAAAGGATGTAGGACAAAACAAAGCGTTGGTGATGGAATATAATTATGAATCCACCAATAAAGCAAGTAAGTTTCCTATTCTAACTGAAAAACAAATGAAAGGATATGACTTGGTTATTTGTTGTGTAGACAATTTAGGCCTTAGAAGAACAATGTATAACACAAAGATTAAGTGGTTAGACTTGCGGGCGCAAGGCAGGAATGCCGCACTTGTGAGCCATAAAGCCGACATTAAGATGTATGAAAGTTTATTGGCAGGTAAAGACGGGTCATTCTCTTGTCAAGGAGATTCTTGGGATGGTAGTAACAAAGGAGTTCATTTTATGCAAGTTGCTATTGCAGGAATGGGCGCACAATGGGTTCAAAGATACTTCAATGATGAAGAAGTATGCGACTTTAAGGTGGTGAATGTATGAGTAAGATAAAAGATAAATATTTTGATAAAATAAATAATGATGATAATTCGTATGAGAAGTGGATGGAAGAACTAAAGGAAAAGAGGTTCTTGGCCGAGAGGCATATCATAGATAACTATGATAAGTCAAAGAACATTGAAGAATTGTTTGAACCTATTTGGCATGCTTCTACTAAGATTCTGCCTCATCTAGAAGTTCAAGTTGTTATTGATGCTAATAGAGATATTCATGTCTCAACCGGAACAGCAGGATATGTAGACTTTCAAATAAATCCTGTTGGTATGAAACTACCTGTTGAATGTTGGATTCATACTCATCCTTTCGGTGTTGCTTATTTTAGTGGAACAGATATAGGAACTGTTAGAGTATGGCAACCTATTATGAAAGAAGCCTATGTATTAGGTGGAGTGGAACATTATGGTCATTGGACTCAAGATAGACCTAATGAACTAGATATTTTCGATAACAACGAATATAGAGAAACACAAGTTTGGAATAGAAGAGGTGAAGAAGAATGAAAGCATACGGAGATTGGGTTGTCTTGGAAAGAACAACAAAGAAACTAGAAAGTGGATTAATGATTGATGCAGGTAATGTTGGATTAGTAGTAGATTCAGCAGATAAAAAAATTATAGGAAGGCGTGTTTTGTTTTCACAAAAGCACGAACAACATACCTATGGTGATTATTTCATGGTTCACAAAAATGCGGTAATGGCAATAATACAGGAGAAGGATGACCAATGATAATTAAAGGGGCAGAAGTAAAAGAAAAACTATTGAAGGGAATAGATATTGTAGCAGAAACAGTAAAGCCTACACTTGGCCCACAAGCGAGAACAGTAATATTACAAGGTAATCCTCCGATAGTAATTAACGACGGAGTTACAATTACTAAATATATTAGTCATGAAGACCCTTATATTCAAATGGGTATTCAATTAGTGCAGAATCTAGCAAGCAAAGCACAAGAGGGTAGTGGTGATGGAACTACTACTGCTTGTATTCTTGCTCAAGCATTGTGTCATAATATGCTAGATGCACCGGAAATGAATGTTCATGAGTTTAATAATCTAATTGAAGCACTAAAGGTTCTTACAATTCAATATTTGAATGATGAAGCACAAGAAGTTGAGGACATAGATATACTTGGCGTGGCAACAATAGCCGCTAATAATGATAGTGAAATGGGTTCACTTATTAATGAAGCAGTGGGTATGGTTGGAAGAAGCGGAATAATAACAGTAGAGGAATCTAATTCTTACAAAACAGAATTAGTGCTACGAGAAGGATTAGAAATTAATGAGGGATATCTAAGTCATCTAATGTGTAATACAGATGGTGGAAAGGTGGTATATGAGAACCCTATAATCTTCTTATCTAATTTATCCTTCAACGCTTTCAAAGACTTAATACCTATGTTAGAGTATGCTAGTCAAGCAGGTAGGCCACTTCTAATCCTATGCAAAGGACTAGAAAGTTCAGCCATGAATAATCTACTTATGAATATCATAAATAATACAGTTCAATGTTCAGCAATACTAGCACCTAACTTTGGTGATGAGCAGTTAGATGAACTTCTAGATTTACAAACAGTAGTCGGAGGAAAGGTGTTTGCTTCAGAAGTAAAAGACGACCCTACCATATTTGTTGATGAGTCTTTTGGAAGTTGTGAACGGGTAGTTATAACAAAAGAAAAAACTACCTTTATCGGAACTAGCGGGACAGAAGAAGCCGTTGAAAATAGAATTCAAGAACTGGCCAAAACTCTAGAGGAAATAAAGGGACATAGAGCCGCTAGACTAAAGAGCAGAATTGCTAGGCTTAAGGGAGGTATTGCTACCATTAAGGTTGGCGCTTCTTCATCTATTGAAATGAGAGAAAAGAAAGAAAGATTAGACGATGCTCTTAACGCTACAAAGGCCGCATTAGAAGAAGGCATTATTGTTGGTGGTGGATTAACTCTAGCAAGAGCCGCTAAGAAAGCGGCAAAGGGAATAAAACACAGCGATTGGTTTTATTCTGCTATGCAAGAACCAATTAGAGTATTACAAAGAAATAGCGGTATAACTACACCAAATATTAATTTTGATAAAATGAAGACAAGGAACATAGGTTTCAATGCTCTAACAGGTAAAACTCAAGACTTGAAAGCGGCAGGTATTTTTGACCCTGTTAAAGTTACCAAAAATAGTTTCTTAGCCGCTATGTCTATCGCTCAGTTATTCTTCTCTACTGATGTAGCCGTATTATTACCGGAGGAATAGAATTGAAGTGTCCGACTTGTTGGAGAAATATATCTAAGTATTATGCTAGAAGATATGGCAAGTGTAAAGTTTGCTTAGAAGGTGAAGGAAAATGAAAAAGAAAGCAATAACAGTAACATTACCTGCGCCCCATAAAGCGCAAATCAAATGTCCTATTTGTAAAGGAAACAAATGTGTAGTTTGTAATATGACAGGCAATCTAAAGATAGATGTTGCACCGAAGATACCTATTCAAAGAGCGCACATAATAAAGTATGTTGTTGAGAATATACATGATATTGCAGGAGAAATTACAAAGAAATATGGTTTAGTTCCCGAAATAAATACGAAAGAAGTAATACAAGTGAATAACGGTCAATATGAAATAGTCCAAATATCTTCTTTGGGCGGGGCTTGTTGGGTGGTAAATAGACTAGATGAATTAGATACACCTAGATACTTTACTTCTAGAAAGGAACTAGATACATTCAAACAGGGGTGGTTAAGTGAGTGAAATGCCGATAGTAGGAAGAGTAATTAGAGACGCAACACAGGAAGTCTTAGTAAAAAGAGGAGTCTATTGGAATATAGAAGTTATGGATATTCGTTGGTTTAAGAATGATAAACCAACTAACAAAGGCATTAGGCTAAACATGGAAGAGGCTAAGACTCTTCTAAATATATTAAGGAGTGAATTAGATGACGGGAACTAAAGGAATAAGCAAGAAGTTTGCGAAGAGAAGTTTAGAGAAAGCAAATCAACTTAGGCAACACACGCCTAAAGCATTAGAGGAATACTCTAAGAAGGCACAAGAAATATTGGATTTGTTTTCTTGTTATTTAGAGAATAATATGAAAGTGCCACCAAACTCCGGCAGGGGTTGTCGAATGACAGAAGAACATATCGAATTACATTTTGGTAAGTTCTATTTAACAATGAGAAAAGCAATGGATAGTGAGAACAATGGATTTTAATAAATTATATTTAATATGCAATAACAATAAGAAATTTGATAACTGGACTTTAAAGTTCAAGAAGAAACTAACTGGTCTAGCATTAGACCATTTCAATCAAGGATGGATTGATGTAAGAAAAGGTAACTACTTAGCAAGAGCAACATTCGTTTGCTACTGGGAAATTTATGCTAATAACAATTTAGCACAAGTGAGTCCTCCGGTTACACAAGCAACTCTAATACATTTGATGCACCGTTTCTTAGAAAAAGAAAGATATCAAGAAGTCGAATTGATTCAAAACATGATGTCTAATTTTCTTAGACTACTATCAGTAGTAGATACTTTGGGGGAAGAAGAGTGACTGATAAATGGATAACAGTTTGCAGACTACTAGAGCAAACAGAAAAAATAGTGCCTTCTACTCAAGTAGTATTAGTAGCAAATCAATTGTCTCACTTTGAGAATAAGTCAAATCTATTCAAGTTATTTTCACTAGACCTAGAAGAAAATAACATAGGTAAGGCTAAGGTAGAAAAGTGGGTCGCTAAAATATTCAGATTATTTGATGAAGAGATTACTAGAGCAGTATCTAATTATGGTGACATAGGTAGTGCTGTTTATTTCTTAGAGATTTCTAAAGAAGCCTCTAATCTTACTCTAAAACAGGTATTAGATGCGCTTCAACTAGATTGTTCTAAGTCCTCCGGTTCTTCTTTCGATACTATTCGACAATTAGTTCTTATAATGTCCGACATTGAAAGAAAATGGTTCTTTAGATTCTTAGTTAGAAAAACTAGAAATAATATGGGAGAAGGACAATTGAAAAAGATATTGGCAAGACATTACAAACTAAAGGCAAAGGATGTAAAATCTCATCTAAACTTTAACTCGTTCTCTGATGCTGTAAAGTATTATGAAATGAATGAGAAACCTCCAATGAACTTATCACATGGTTCTTTTGTAAAACCAATGTTAGCGAAAGATGTCCCTATGAATAAGTGGCCGAAGAATAAGATTGTAGACTACAAGTATGATGGTAATAGATACCAAATACACAAAGAAGGAGATAATGTAATTATCTTTAACCGTAAAGGTTCTATTGTTACACCACAGTTTCAAGATGTTGTAGAGCAAGTTAGAGAATATGATTCTCTTGCAGAAACAGAAGTGAATTGTATTCTTGATGGTGAGATATATCCAATTAAAGATGATGGTTCACCTGCTGAACATAAACTAATGGGAACAAGAGTTCATTCTAAAGACCATGCGGAAGCAAGAGAGAAGGTTAAAGTCAAGTGGGTTATATTTGATTGTCTTAAGATTGGTAATGATACTATAATGGATTATCCATATAGTCGTAGGTTAGAGTGTTTAGTAGCAGACGGTAATGAGTATGGTATAACCATACCCGACCAAGCACATAGAATGGAAGAGGGCGGTGATGTTCTAGCATTCTATAATAGAGCGATTAACGATGGTTTTGAGGGCATTATTGTCAAAGATACTACCTTACCCTATGAGGCAGGTAAAAGAAGCGCAGGATGGGCTAAATACAAGCCTCCTCGCATTGAATTAGATGTGGCTATTATAGCGGCTAAATACGGTCAAGGCAACAAATCTAATGTGTTTGCTTCATTCAATATAGGTGTTAAAACTGAAACAGGATTTCACCCCGTTGGATGGGTTGGAACAGGTTTTTCCGATGATGAGTTATACGAAATGACAGTTTCTTTACGAAAAAATGTTGAGGATTTTTCTGGTGGAATTTACAAATTGCTTCCAAGAACAGTTTTAGAAGTTTCAGCAGATTTAGTGTCAATGGATGAAAAAGGAAACTATGGCCTTAGATTCCCTAGATGTAAAAGAATTAGGGAAGATAAATTCGTAGCCGACACAAATACCCTAGATGACTTAATTAAATTATATTCAGATTAAGGAGAAAGGTGAATATTTAATGACAACTATAAATATACCACAAGCCCCTGAAATTCCTGAATGGATTGAAAAATATGGGTATGTAGATATTTTTTCATTTTTTGCTTATGGTAAACTATCTCAAGATGATGTTGATTTACTCATCAAAGGATTAATGATAGCATCCGATTTCAATACTTTTGATAAAATAGTAATAGCGTTTGATTACATCGGAGAAGATGAAGCAAGGGCAGTAATGAAATACAGAGGAACTAGTATCAAATTTATCTTCGCCGGAGGGTATGCAGTGGTAGAAGATATGCTCATTCATACAATATTAGATGGTATAAATTACCTAAGATTCAAGGGAGATTATGTAGGATATACAAGGGGAGAATCGAATGTATAGTAAAGAAACACTAGCGGGAATAATACTATCAAATGCTACTTTACAAATGCAAGTCAATCAAGACTCAGCATATAAATTAGGATATTCCTTTAAAATTAAAGTGGTATTGAGAGGCAGACCGGAATACCTAGAAGCAATACACAGAAGCCTATTACAACAGCAAATTGATTCTACTATCAGAGTAGTCGAAAGTAAAAATAGACCAAAACCGATACTATTTATTAGTAGACTGAGTGATTTAATAAAAATTCAATTGCTCATTCCTAGAAACATTCCTGCTAATAAATTTGATAGAAATACATTTGAAAGAGTAATAGAAATACTAAGCAAAAAAGAACACCTAACCCTTAAAGGATTAGATGAAATTTTAAAAATAAAAGAGGCCTTGTAATGGGACTAATAAATATAAATAAAGAAAAGCCAATAATTATAGTAGGAAAAGTTGGGACAGGTAAAACAACTCAAGCAAAGAAACAGTTACCTAATGCTAAAGTTGTTTATGCAAATGACTGTGATATAGATATATTTTCTCTATCAAGAGATAATGGATTAATAATAGAAGATGTTCATTTTAAACCGGATAGTAAAAAAATTCTAACTATAATTAGAAACTTTAGAGGAAAGTTAATTTTAACTTCAATTAATCAAAAGTCTATTCCTAAACAAATAAAGGCTATGTGTAAAATTAAAAGGGCAGGTAAAGAAAACTTCCTTAGAGAAAGTATAAATATTCTAGCACCTAGAAGTGCAGAACCTAACTCCTATGAAAGAGACACCTTTTCTTTAGTTCAAGACTATCTTAGAACTAAGGATAGAGAACTAATCTGTGAGTTATTGAAGTTTAACAAACCAAGTGATATACAACTACTATCATGGTTAGATAATAATATTCATCCTAACAAAATAATGTTTGTTGATAGGGTAGTAAAGAGAAGATGGAAGTTAGATTATTTCTATGAACTTCTTAGTTACAGTCATGATGGTAATCACTTTGGTAGAACTGAAATGCCAAAAAGGGGTTCTTATTCTAAGATGCCCTATTTAGCACGAAAGATGAAAATAAAAGATTTTAGAATATTTAAACAACTACTAGCAGATGACGAATTTAAAGCGTATGTCGGAACTAAAATGAGTAATGCAGATTATCGTAGTTTAGGCTTAGGTGAAAAGATAAAAATTAAAAAACAAAAGAAGCCGGAACAATATCAAAAGACATTGGGTGATTATCTATGAAACATACTATACACGGACACCAATGCACCCACTGTGGAAAAGGCATGAGATTGACTAAAAGAAGTAGATTATCTTCAACTACTAAACTTTGTTTTACTTGTATTAGTAATAGAGATAATTTGCCTGAAAAATACTTTTGTGAAGGTATTTCTAAATCTACTGGAAAGAGATGTAAAAAAATAACAATGGAGCGATATTGCGCTCAACATAAGAATGGAGATGAGAATAATGAAACACAAAATAGCAAAAAAAAGAATAACAAAGATGTTAGATGAAAACAATCTAACAACGGGGCAAATAAAAGAAAGACTAGTTAATGCCAAAACCGCAAAGGGTAGACCCGCTACAAAGGGAATATTAACTAGCAATCAATTACAAATGGTTCTAAGCCAAAACTATCGAAAGGTTAGTTTTTGCTCTAAGACAAGACAAGTAATATGGGGGAATAAATAGTATGTTATGGACTGAAAAATATAGACCAAGTAAATTAACTGAAATAAGAGGACAAACTAATTTTACAACAGATGCGTATAGTTGGATTGAAGAAAACAATATGCCTAACCTGTTAATCTATGGTCAATATGGAACGGGCAAAACTGCGGCTAGTATTGTTTTAGCAAAGTCTATTCTAAAGGATGATTTCAAAAACAACTATATCGAAATTAATGCTTCGGATGATAGAAAACTAGAAACAGTTAGAACTACAATCAAGAATGTAGCACAAAGTATGACTTTGGGTGATGCACCATTTAGAATAATCCACTTAGATGAAATGGATGGTATGACTAGTGATGCTCAAAATGCCTTGAAGAGAATCATGGAAAGGTATGCTGATAATGTTAGGTTTATTATAACCTGTAATGATAGGAACAAAATCATATTTGCGCTACAAAGTAGATGTGCAAACTACAACTTCAAGCCTGTATCTAATGAATCAATGCTCGAAGTAGTCAAGGATATTCTTTCAAAGGAGAGAGTCACAACCTTTCAAGAAGAGGACTTGAAGGAGTTTATATACTCTATGAATGGTGATTTACGCAGGGCAATTACTGAATTACAGGCCGCCAAGTCAAGCAAGACCACACTTAGAAAACAGGTAGAATCGGGTCTAGAAGAATATCAAAAAATACTAATAAAAATAACAGATAAAAATTCCAACACAATTATTGATATGCACAATTTAATTTATGAGGGTAGGTCTATGAAAGAAATTTGTAACGGATTGCACGATGTTGTAATAGGTTCTACCGGATTAGATACAGCGCAGAAGTTCAAACTATTGCGTGTTATAGGAGAAGCCGAATGGCGTTCTTCGACAATGACTCCAAAGATATTAGCGTCATGGATGGTGGGGCAATTACTTTAGAGAAAAAAAAACAGGAGGTAAGAAAATGAATACTGAAATAAGTGAAGAAATGAAAAATGAAATAATGAAAAGTTTGCCGTATATAGGTATGAACGAAGAAGAGGCAACAGCCAAATTCCTAGAAATTTGCGCTGAAAATGGTATTGAGCCAACCAACCCTATTGCTAAGGGTCTTTGGCGAAACTATGTTGCCAATAAGAGAAGAATGGATAACTCCAACACTTCTAACAGTGGAAACAACGATTTGTTTAAAACCGCTACTGGCTTCTTTGTTACTCTAGAAGAACCTAGAGATATGATGGCATGGAACAGAATGAAGGCTAAAGAGGAATTTATGAGAGATTCCGACAATGCTCTAGAAAAGGGCTTTGTTGCTGTAGCAGAAGAAAAGGAAAATGGCTATCTAGTTTCTAGATATCATGATGGTGAATATAGAGAGGCAACTTTGTCTAAACTTCCCGAAGGTGCGGAAGAAAGTGATGATGGTCAAATCTTTATTCCACTTGATAATACTGCTGTCTATATGAATGGCGGTAAAAATGCTAACTACGGAAAGCCACTACCTAAAGAACTTATGAGAAGAATAGGTATCTTCTACGGAACTGTTACAGGTCAGTTTGAAGATATGAAACCCTACTTCTTTTCCTATAAGAATAAGGGAGTAGACTTTAAACCAAAAACCTTTGATTGGGTTCAATTTGTTTGCGTAGCGGGTTCTAATGGAACTGATATTTACGGAGCAACAGAAACAACTCTAAAGAGTCTAAGAAGATGCGAAGATGTAAATCCTGAAGATGATAAATATGTCAATGTCAGTATGTTGGATATGCAAGCATTAGTTCAAAACAACTTTGACGACAACAAATGCGACTTGATAGATTTAGATAGAGTTCACATTCTCAATCAAAATCTACCAACTAGAGAAAGGTATGTTATCACTCAAGGCTCAGTAGTAAGTCTTAACATGACACCCACTTCTAATGGTAACAGAATATTGAACATTACTGACTTGACAGTAGAAATGGATTCCTCTTCCTTTGAAGATGGTAGCCTATCTACTACTTGTTGGATTCCCGAAGGAATTGATATTGACTTTGGAATAGGTTCAGAGATTCTTGTTGCAGGAAGAACAAGTCAAAGAGTAATTGATGGCGAAGCAGACCCAGTAACAATCAATGTAGCAGGATTATATTGTTTGGCTAAAGTGGGGCTAGCACCGGAAATTAGTGAAAGACTAACTGAGGAGAATTACGACGAATGGCTCTGATTTAAATTCCAACGGTTTTCCTCCGTGTGTTACAAGTGTAAGTGTGAACTTGTGGAATAAGATTGACGCTCGACTAGGTGCGAAGCCTATTTTATAGGAGAGATAAAATGACTTTAATAAAAGATAAATTACTAATAAAACCGAACAGTTATGTTATTTCTTTAGACGACATTACTTTTATTTCCTACAAGGAAAACGAATCAAAACATGAGGAATATTGGCTAAAGTTATACTTTGGCGATTTAGAATCTAGTAGATTCGTTAGATATGTAGCGAGAACAAAAGACGAACTAAAAGAAATAGTGTATCAATGGGCAGGTCTAAGGGACATTGATATGACAGAAGATGACTTAGATAAATTACAGAGGTGATAAAAATGATGAATATAAAAACAAATACAGAACAAGCGAAGCAAATGACAAATAACGCTAGAGTTATTGCGTTTGCGGATAAACTAAAGAAACAAACAAGCAAGAGGTTGTCTAGGAATAATAGACTACTTTGCGGTATTTGGGGAGAACCTAAAACTGTTAAGAGTGGTCTAGCATTAGATTTTCCTAACAAGCAGGTTTATGTTTTAGATTGGGATAATGGTTGCGAACCAACATGGAGACAAAACCACCAAATGACTGAAAGAATTACTTTGTGGAATCCTGAAGTAAGAAATCAAAATGGAGAACTAGATATACAAAAGTCGGAAGCAAATTCAGAGGACTTTGTATTATTTGTTAAATCAAAGATAGAAGCAGGAGAAGATGTCTTGTTTGTTTTTGATGGAGTAGATAAGTGGTTAGACTGTTGCACACTTCATGTAACAGGTTCTTCTAAAATAGGCAAACCACAAAAGATGAAGTTTGAATGGGGTAAAAGAAATGCACCATTTTATTCTTTATTGAAGATGTGCCTAAATCTAAATTGCGACCAAATCTACATTACTCATGCTAAAGCAGACTATGGAGCAACAGGCGAAGTTATTGGTTCTAAACCTAATTGGCACAATCTAGGAGATATGTTACACCAAATTATCTACACTAGAAGAACAAAAAGAAAGAACGATGTAGTCTACAAAGCAGAACTACAAAGCAGTAAGTCTAATACTAAACTAGTTGGAAAGGTTTGGGAATCTTTAGAGATTGCTAATGGTGAAGTAAAGTGGAATGGTCTTAAAGAACTAAAAGAGGGAAATATATGAAATTTGAAATACAGGCACAAGAACTTAAAAATTCTTTAGAGAAAATGGAAATGAAAGGCAAGTATGTTACAGTTGGCGGTTTCTCATCTTCTACTTTAGGTGAAAGTGTTTTGGCTTTCATAAGTGACAACGAACTTAATTTCATGAATGGTGATGCAACCACTATGGCACTTCTATCAGTAGAAATAAATAATCTAGAAGATGGAAGAGATACGCCATTTTGTTTCCAGTTTAAGGAACTAATGCCGTTTCTTAAGGCATTTAGCGGTAACTTGTTCTTAGATATAAGTGAGGCTCAAATGGAAATAGCAACCGAAGATGATACTAACATAGTAAAAATACCTCTAATCCAAACACCGGACAATCTACAAACAGTATATACTATGAGAGCCATGCTAACCCAATTTACTAACTACGATAAAATAGTAGAATTTATTGATGCAAACAAACTACCAATGTTTAATAAAACTAAGTTAGAGTGTGCTTCTATATTCAACAATGAAGAATTGACAAAGGCTCTAAAAACTTGTGAATTAATAGGCACAGGTATTTTTGAAATGACTCTCAATCATGAGAGTGAAATGTTCGATATTCGCTCTACTCTACCAAATAAAGAATACATACACACTATGCAAGATGAGGAAGTAATAGTAGGAGAAGCATCAGTTAGTTTTACTTCTCCTGTATATTCTTTCTTTGAGAAAAATTCTGATTTGATTCTTTTAACAAAGGATGATTCTCCAATAATATTAATTGCAGAAGATAGAGTTTTACTTCGTGCGCCAAGAGTTAGAGGAGATTAGAATGATAATTAACGCCAGTAGAAATAAAAAACAAATATACAAATCGTGGAGAGAAAATGGCGAAAAGAAGTTTGAAAGAGTAAAGTTTAGGCCTTACTTCTTTATCAAAGAAAGCGAAAGCAGACCCCCACACTATCAAGTTTCTAAATATGTTCAAGGTGAATTTGAATATGAAGATGGAGAGTTTTACAACTTACAGAAAGAAAAATTAGTAAAAGTGTATTATGAAAGTGGTGCGGATAGCAGGGCTAAAAATTGTTTTAGAGAAACCTTTGAGGCAGATGTTCCTTATCATTTTAGGTATGCAGTAGACTGTATAGATGAAATGCCTATTTATGAAATGCGTAAATGGTATTGGGATATGGAATGGCAACAAGGTGGAGAATATGATGGTTGCATTACTACTATTGTAGTGTATGATAATTACGATGAAGCCTATTATCAATGGGTATGGTTTCCCGAAAACATATTCATGGTTAATAGCCGTATTGATAAAAAGCATAGATATACTTTTGGTTCTGAAAAAGAAATGATAGAACACTTTATAGAAACTATGATGTTAAAAGACCCTGATATGTTGATTGCATGGTTTGGTCTTAAATTCGACTTACCTAAATTACTAGATAGAGCCTGTGCATTAGATATAAATCCATTATCTATGTCACCTATCAACCACATCAAGGGAATAAAACTAACCAAGAATAAATTTGTCTTTACCAAGCAAGATGGGTATTCACCAATAGAACAACCGATAGCAGGTAGAATAACACTTAATCTAGACTTAGCATTTGAAAGACAATGGAATGATTCTCAAAGAGGAACATTACCTTCATTAAGTCTTGATTATGTTTCTAAGACACTATTTGACGAAGGCAAAGAAATGAATACTAAGTTTGATGACCCCAATGATTTCTATCGTAGAGCGTGGTTAGAAGATACAGAAGCATACTTACATTATGCGTTAGTGGATGTAGAACTATTAGTTAAGATAGATGAAACTAACTTTTGTAGCGAAGCAATACTGTCACTACAAAGATTACTGAAAGCACCATTCGATGCTTGTTTCTATGCTTCTCATATGGGTTCTATTTACTTTATGAGAAATGCTTGGTGGAAAGCACCAACTGGCGATAGAAGTGTGGAAAGAAGAGAATATGACGGGGCTATGATTTACGACCCATTAAGCGAACAAACTCAAGGACTACATCTTAATGTAGCCGCTTTTGATTTTGCAGGTCTATATCCTTCAATGATGGTTGCTAGGAATATATCTTGGGAAACTAAATCAAACGACCCTACTGCCTTTGCTGTAAATATATCTACTCCTAGAGATTTTAGCGAAGTAACTACAACTAACATGATGTATTATTCTACAACCGAATTAGGTCTTTTACCGAAAGCGGTTTTAGAATTGAAGGAGTTGAGAAACGACTACAAAAAGAGAATGAAGAACGCTGATAGTAAATTAGAATATCAAAAGTGGTATAATAACCAAATGGCGGTCAAGAGATTGATGGCCTCATTTTACGGTGTATTGGCGTTTCAAGGCTTTGGTTGGGCTGATGTAGATTTAGCCGCTAGTATTACTGCTAGTGCTAGAGAAGCGATTAGACTAGCCGCATTCAAGGCGAAGGAGTTGGAAGTATGAGTGGCTTATGGAGATTAAGTGAAACAGAAAATTATGACCATACTATTAGCCCTATGTTGTTTGATTATATAATAAAATTATCTTTCAACGATTTAGACGATAGATGGTGGGATGATGAAATTGGAGTAGACTTTGATTGTGCTAATGATGCTATGTGTTTTGCTAGTGATTTTATGGAACAAAATGAAGGTAAAAGACTAGAAATAGAATTTTGGCTAGATGTTATAAATATACATCTTAAGACAGATACCGAGTATTACGGCATAACCGAAGATATGAATAATGATGCTCACTCTAAAATCTTTCATATGATTCTTTGGATTATAGCAAAGTCATTAGGATGGGGAGAAGAATTATGAAATGTATGAAACCATTGGCACATAATCCTCAATTTGAGGGTAAGTTTCATTGTAAAAGATGTGCAGAAGAAATAAAAATGAGGAATAAAAATGAGTATAACAACAGTATGTAGAGCGTGTGGAGTAACTTTTAGAAAGTTCTCTATGAAATCAAGAGAGCAGATTTGTGAATCTTGTAGAGGACAAAAGGGAAAAAATAGGTATAAAGTCATGACAAATAATACTTTGAATGCTATAGGAACTATAGAAACTTTAGATAAGAGGGTTGCAGAACTTTCAACTTCAATTGATGTATTACATAACACCATCGCAGTTGAAGTTCAGCATCAAATAACTAAAGGACTTGAGCCAATCATAGAAAAACTGATAGAAGAAAAGAATAAAGAATTAACAGACATTATCGTTTCTTCTATGACTAAAGCACAAAAAGCCCAAGAAGAAGTTAAACAATTAACTAAACTAGTAAAGGGCTATAAAAGTTCTAACACTAGAATGAAAAATAAAATCAAAAAATTTGAGGAGGAATTTATGTGAAATATGTTAAATATGTAACAGCCAAAATAGAATATAATGATGATGAAACTTGGGAGGAAACTGAAAAAGACATCAATGATATAATAGAAATGCTCACTAACTTAAAGCGTAGAGCAACTATTATTGAGATAAAACAAGGAGTGAACAACGATGTCAATGATGGACAAAACTAACGAACTCCTAGAAGACTTACTTGCGATGATAGCAAGAAGCAACAGGATATTGATGATGGTAAATATCGTGAACATAATAACCATCATAACCATAGTAACGGTGATAATATGAATAATGAAGATAAAAAAGAGATAAAGGAATTGAAATATAAAATAGAAGTATTAGAGCAAAGAATTCAAGGCTTGGAAAAAGACTTGGATTATATTGTAGAGAATAGCCCCGACTTTGGAAGGGTAAAATATTGTATTGAAGAATTACAAGAAGTAGTTGCCAATATACACAACCAACCTGTCGGAATATTATTTACCCGCTTAAAGAAGTGATAGCATGAAAGTAGTTTATGGCCATACGGATTCTATTTATGTTCAAGTAGATTCAGTAGCGAAAGCACAGATGATTTGTGCAGATATTCAGGACAGTGTAAGAAAGCATTTTCCTAATGTTATGGGATTAGAGCAACACCCAGTTGTATTAGAGTTCGAGAAATACTATTCAGCATTAGGTGTCGGCACAACTAAGAATAGAAATGCAGGAATGATTACTTGGAAAGATGGGGATTGGTTAGAAGAAGCCGAGTTTGTTATGACAGGTTTTACTGCTAAAAGAGTTAGTGAAACAAAGTTAGCCAAAGAAGTTCAAACAGATGTTTTGAAATGGTGGGTATCTCAAGAAACATTAGAACAAATCAACTCTAAACTAAGTAGCACTTTTAATGATGTTCTTAGTGGTAATTATCCACTGGAGAATGTAATTAAAAGAAGCAGACTAAGAGAAGATAGATTTACAGTAAGATGTCCTCAATGTAAAACTAAGTATGATTTAAGAGAAATGGAAGAACTGAAATACTGTAAAAAATGTAGTGTTAGTCCTTCTAAGTTTAGAACATTAGAAGATAGAAATCCTAGTATTGGTTCAGGAATAGCGGGTGTAATTTATGCTTGCCAAAGTAATTCCAACACCTTTGATGACTCTTATCTTTATCTAAAGGTAATAAGTAAAGAAACATTTACTCACCCTCTAACTAAAGAGAACAAACAAGTTCAGTATTTAGCAGGTTCTAATTACAAAGACTTTGAGGGTTCTTTACCGGACTGGAAGCACTATGCGGAGCAAGTCGTTAAAAAAGCAGAACCTATTTATCGAGCGATGAATTGGGATATATCTAACATAAGAACAGGAACAATACAGAAAACATTAGGAGACTGGTTTTAATGAATTATGAAAACGAAATTAAGAATATGAAACAATATACCTATAAATGGAATCCCGAAAATTATGATAAACCAAATGAGCCAATATTGAAGGTTAGTAAATCTTCATTGGGTTCTTTCGATTGGTGTCCTAAAAAATATGAATTCAATTACATACAAAGATTACCTCAAGATACCACAGAAGCCATGCTAAAAGGAACTGTATTACATAATCATAGAGAAGATTTCTTCAATGTTTTTGATATCAAGAAAGCCAACACAATGAGCGAACACGAAATACTAGAGTATTGCACTAGCCTCATGCCAATAGATGACTACTATGATATATCTTTAACAGTAGCGGCTTTTGAAGCACAGCGTTTTATTGATGCTAGAAAAGAGAACAAAGTTCATGAGTATTTACCTGCTGTAAATGAAGGGATGTTTGATGCTGAAATAACAGTTGAAGCAAACTGGAATGAAAAGTTTCCTCTAAGTAGAGATTATATTATACATATTCAAGGCATTATTGATAGAATATTTATAGAAGATAATAAGATTATACTTTTTGAATATAAGACAGGTGGATGGAAAGACTACAAAGCAACTAGCATGCGTAAAGAAATGGCCTTCTATCAATTACTATTAGAAAGTGCTAGTGATGCTGTATTAGAGAAATATGGATTAAATAGAGATATGGAGGTTACTCATTGGGGTTGGTATTATCCGGTATCTAATCATGTTCAAGTTGAACCAATTAAAAAGAGAAGTATGACATCGGTAAAAAATAACCTTGCTAGGCTAATACATGCCTATGAGCAAGACCATTTCTCTACAAAGTATTTCTACAAAACTTGCGCTCATTGTAGTTATTTTGGGATTTGTGATGGTAATATGGAGAGTTGGATAGCATGATTGATGAAATACTAGATGTTATCTATCAACACTACGCTAAAACACAAGGAGAAAGTGAATTGCTATACGATTTTGTTCAAGGAGCGAGGGATAAAGTTATGCAGTTAAGTCATCTTTTAGGAGATTCATGGGAAGGGGTTTTCAAATGAAATTACAATTTGATAATGGTATTGCTAATATTGAATATGATATTTCTCCTAGCGGAGATAAATTTGCTAGAGTTAAACTAAACGCAGATAATAAAAAAATAGATAATTTATTTTCTGAGGTTAGTGATTGGGTAAAAACACAAAAGATTGATGGCGAAGATTGCGAACATACTGTCCTACTTATGAAGCATAAAGAACCTTATATGGTTGTATTCAAGAAGGTGATGATTGATGGATGAATTAATTATAAACAAAGTCCTTTCTAAAGATTGGACTTTTCAAGAAATTGCACAACTTCACGGAACTATTGATTCCTTGTCAAATGAAGTGGTAAGTGAGATATCTCTACAAGAGAGATTTGACCTTATCAAAGAGTTACGGATAAAGGATAATCATGTAGGTATGCCTATAGAACAAGTAATATCAGAGTTAGTCCTAGTTAGTGTAAAAGTAGAAGTGGCGGAAAAAATAAGAATAATGCTTAACAAAGCAACAGTAAATTTTGGAGGTAATAAAAATGAAGTTTCCGAGAGAAATGTGGGCGGGAAGTCACATAAAAAACGCACCACAGATGAAAAGAATAATAGTGAAGAATAAGAAACAATTTCAAAGATTTGTTGCATCACACAATGGCAAAGCAAATGTATACACTACAGTATATGACTTTGAAGAGTTTAGTGAAACTGCTAAAGTTGATTCTTCTGTAGTATTAAACAGAATATTCTTTGACTTTGATGCACATGAAGATGAACTGGCCGAAGCGTGGGAAGATACTAAATGTATGATTACTTTTCTTGAAGATGCAAACTACAACCTTTTCTTTTCCGGTAGGGGCTTTCACTTATTCGTGCATGGTGAACCTACCGATACTATAAGAAATATTCAGTTCTACTTTAGAAAGGCTAAGAACTATCTAGAAAGCATTAGAGGCAAAAATACCACGCTCGATGATAGAGTAGGGCAGACCACTAGACTAAGAAGAATGCCAAATACTGTTAATATGTCGGCAACTAACAACAAAGGAGAAATGTTATTCTGCATTCCTTTATGTGAAGATGACTTAGACTTAACTATTGAAGAACTACTAATTCTTGCTACTAAACCTAGAAGCCCTGCTAAAAAAATAAATGGAAGCAGAAAAATAATATTTCCCATATCCCCTCCATTGAGGGAAATTGAAGGTGAGGTAAATGTTCCTAAAACAATAGGCTCAATGCCTATATTGCCTTGCTTGTATAATGCAATAATGACAGAAAACCCATCTCATCTATCTAGGGCATATCTAGTGTCTTGGTATCGAGACTTAATCTCAGGCTATCAAGATTTGAAAACTATGCAAGACAAAGAAGATACATTGAATTTAATCGTGGATGAACTGGAAAGAGTGTTTGCTTCTTCCCAAGATGTATGGTTAGATTGGGACAAGATTACTACTAAGAATCACGCTAAGTTTACCGTTTATGGAAACTACAATACTCCCCATTGTGATAAGTTAATTAACGAAGGATTGTGTATAGGAAAGTGTTGGAGGTATTCTAGTGCTAGTAATTGACTCTAGAGAAAAATCTCTTCTTGCAGACTTAGTTAAAAAGAAGGCTAAGTCACTTAATATTAAAACAGAGGTCAAGTGGATAGAAATAGGCGATTATGTCTACGATGATGTTTGCTTCGAGGCTAAATCAGCAGTAGATTTTCTAGGTTCAGTTCTCAGTAAAAGAATGTGGACTCAGTTAGATAATATGGATAGGTGTTATAAAAATAACATACTACTAATCTATGGTGACTTAGATAAAGCCATAATGAAAGTAATAGAAAATAGCAAAAGCAAATTACCAATGCAAGGAAGAATAAAACTATTTCATAATAAATTTCTAGGAGGTCTTTCTAGAATTATATTAGACACCGATGTTAAGCCCATTTGGGTAAAGTCCGAAGAAGAAGCCGCCCTTATTATTACATCAGTTAGTAAGATAAAGCCTGTATCAAGAGAAACTATACAACCACAGGTGCATAAAAGATTATCAACCGACGACCTACGACTAGATTTACTAACTAGCATAAAAGGGGTGTCAATTAAAAAAGCAAAACTATTGATTAAAAACTTCGGTTCAATAATGGAAATAGGCGAATGTTCAGTAAGAGAACTATGTAAATTAGAAGGGTTTGGAGATACCCTTTCCAAAAGAATACTCTCCACTTTAAACTCCGAAGATAAGGTGAAAATATGAATGAAAATGAAGAATACGAAATAAAAGGATATCAAGAATTATATGAAGACATAGACGACTTCAAAGAGTATGATAATGCTCTTGTTGAAAGCGAAAAAGTCTACAAAGAATCCCTACCTAAAGTAGTGCTAGACTATGTTAAGTCAGCAGAAGAAGTTTCTCACTACAACGCTATACCTGCAAGCATTAGTTACTTTACTATTCTAGGAAATATATGCAAAGACTTTGTGCATATTCCAAACGGTAGAAATCATGAAGATGTTAGGGTTCACTTTTGTTGGGTTCAAACTTCCGGAACTGGAAAGTCTACGCTATGGAATTTTGTAGAAGGAGTATCTGATTCTATCTTTGATAAGATAAATGAAGAAGGAACACACCCTCCCTTTATAGACCCCGATACTCAAAGGGGAGGAAAGAGATTTAGTGAAGATAATCCTAACGGCTTGCCTCTAATGGATAATGATGGCTTTCCTATTAAGTTCAATACTTTCAGTGTTATAGATTACACCGATTCTTCTCTAATTGGTAAGTTCGACCAACACATGACAGAAGAAGGACAAAAGGAGTTCAAGCGTAGAGCAGGGGTATTAGAAGGAATGGGATTAGCGCACTGGGATGAATTCGAATATTCAGGTATATTTAAGCAATCTCAACATAAAGAAAATTCAATTGTGTATCTAAATACTCTTATGAATTCTCTAGCAGGTAAGTCTTGGATAATTAGTAAGGCATTAGATTCTCAAGAAGGCAGAATAATGAATTGTTATGCTATGAGGTCTGTCTTTGCTACTACTTATCCTCCTAATAATATAAATCAAGTTATGGCGGAAAAGGGGGTTCTTCAAAGAATGCTTCTGTATATTTGGGAAGTTCCTGCATATAAACAACACGAAATGCGACTTAAGCAGTATGCAAAATCCGGAACAATTGAAGATGTAGATACTCCTGTAGAAACTTTCTCTGATGAAATGTTTGAGATTTATAAGGAACTTAGAAAAAAATATTATCAAAACGGTAGTAATCCCCTACTGACAATTGAATACACCGATGAGTATCGTTCTAGTTTGATGGAAGCATATAGACAACTACTAGGAGAAATGAGAGGAGTTCCCGAAAAAGTAACTAAGTTGGCATCTACTTTCCTATCTAGAATAATGGTGACTTTGATGAAAGTGTCTACGCTATGTTGCATAGCAGAAACATTAGAAAGAAAGGAAGAAGATAGATTCAAAGTTACTGGTGATAATGTTCGTTCAGCAGGTCTAATTGTGCGACAATGTTATAAAACATTGTTAGAGTGGTTAGAGCGAAGCCTAAGAAGTAAGAAGCCGACATCAGCAAAGGCAGGAGAGAATTACAAAACAATGTTCACTGAAACATACGAAGGTATGAAGAAAGATGACAAAGGATATGTGAACAAGAAAATGTATATGTTGGAGGCTAGAAACAAACTAAAGTTATCAAGGTCACAAACATATGAAGTCTACAACAAATATGGAAAGAATTATTTTGAAGAAATCAAAGAAGGTAGAAGTTACTACATAAGAATAAAGAAAACAGGTGATGAAGAATGAAGTGGGAAAATACATTTTTAGTGTTTGAAGTTAGTAAAGGGCCAAAAGTTATAATTGAATCATTAGACAATTATGGAAATGATGGTTGGGAAACTTGTTCCATGCTTTTAGTAGCAGGAAACCAAATAGTAGCCTTCCTTAAAAGAAAGGTTGGCGAAGAGGAGCCTAAAGAAAACAAAGAAGAACAGAAGATTGCTAAACTTTGGTCTGCCGATGGAAAGTGATACTATGTCAGTCTTGGCACTTGACATAGAAACTAAAAATATGTCACATGAAATAGGGGGTTTTGGGAATACGCATATGTTTCAAGTATCTACTGTTGCCACTTGGGATGGCAATACCGGAACTGTTTATGTTGATGAAAAAGTTGATTCTTTCGCTAAGTCAGGCCATATTATTAAATCTCTTAGAGAACTAAAATATGACCTAGATGACAGTTTTGATAAGGGTGTCAAGTTACTGGGACATAATATTGCGGCCTTCGATTTGCCTATTCTTAGAGATTCTATGGATATTTACTGTATTAATAAATTTATTAAGAATAATCAATACATAGATACTTCTAAGATTTTACTAAAGCAACATAAAGAAAGATTTCAACTAAAGAATTTAGTTAAATGCACAATGAATGATTCTAAATTGATGGAGAGTGCAGATGCTCCTAAGTTGTGGAAAATGGGTCAATATGATGAAGTAGTAGAGTATTGTATGAAAGATACTCAATTGGTTTATGACTTATGGCAAATAGGAAAAAGCGAAGGAAAAATTAAAGCATTCTCAATAGATAAGGGAGAACATAAAGAATTGGAGGTTGATTGGTAATGACAGGTTGGGATTGGTTCGGACTTATTGCCTTTCTAATCGTTCTTATGCTTCTTTTCTTTGCCGCATTTGGTGGGTCTAATATAACCGACCAAAGCGTTGAAGATTACATGAAGCGTTTGATGCGAGAAGATAATAAAGGCGTTAAGTAATGGCACTAAAAGAAGTTTGTAGATATTGTAATGAATTGACAATACCTAGAAGAATCAAAGGGTTCTACTTGGGTTCAGATGAACAAGTCAATTTATGGGAATGTAGACATTGTTTAGTTGTTTGGTCTAACAAGACTAGGCGGTAGAGGAGAAATAAAAATCTCCTCTATCGCCTTTTTTTTTGGTTTTTTAAAAATCATCAATTTTTAAATTAAGAGAAAAAACCCTTATTTTCGACTAAATTAGTAGGCTCAGTTTTTGTTTTTTTCATCTAGTATAATAAATCCTATATCTTCTTTTTTATCGTAAGTTAAGTAAATAGTAACAAAGCCTAAAATAAAACTAAGGAGAAATAAGAGAATCAAAAACATTTTATCAATTAGATGGAGGTAAACTGCCCCAAAAGCCAATCTCGTCGCAGTATTGAGAATACTTGTTAGTCATAGCATTTTTGTAGCCTTCGCAAGATAAAATATTATCACCACACCATGTATCAAACCACATTACATCCCAATGAGAATTAGCAGGGGGTGTCCAAGTCTCTATGTCTGCTTTAATTAAATTAAATCTACTATCTTTAGCACAGTAAGGCCAAACTAAATCTATTACATCTTGTGAGTTTTCAACAATTGTCACTGAAGTAATGTTAGGAGCGTTAATTAAAAATTCATTTACCATCCCTATCCCTAAACCGGCAATAAATACACTTCCTGTTGCATTATCCCATAACCACTGATGCTCTCTATATTCTCCTTCGGAGTCTTGCATAATTGGCATAGGGCAACTATCTTTAATTAAAACACAGTAATTAGAGTGGCTTTCATCTTTCATTTCTAAGTATATTTGCCATTGATTATCAGTTGTTTGGTCTGTATAATGTGCTACTTCAAAATTACCCGAAACTCCCGCAGGAATATTAACTTGTATTCTTGTCATTCTATCACCTCAAATAAATTTAATTATGAAATCGTGTAATTTAGTAAAAGTAGTTCCGCCTACATCAGCACTAACAGCAAGTTGAAGTGTTATTGTGTCATTGACAGCAGGGAATGTAGGGCTTCCCCTTCCGCCTCCCCACCTTAAAGAGAATAAACGGAATGCACTACCATTACTTTTAGACTTACTAGCATAAATTCCTTGAGGAATAAAAGTAAAACTTGAGTTCATACTATGCCCGTCTACTAATACATTGTTTTGATTATGTTCATTAGCATCTGAAACTTCAACACCATTACTCGTAAATGTGCCGTTACTCAAAGAACTTGTTATGGTAGGTGCGATTTGCCAATGAATGTTACTTATTGCCCCCATATTTCCCTGTCTAACATATCCTCCAACATATATGAAGGCTTCAAACACAGGTGCAGTAGAGTAAGATGCTGCAACTTCACTTGTTCTAACATGAGCAGTTTGTGTTGTTCTAGTAGGGCTTGATGCTGTTCCATAAGTAGATTGACCTGCGCTTGTTCCCGAAGTTCCGTCTGCAAAGTCTATATACGCACCGTAATTTGAACCAGCAATTATATTCTGATTATGTAATCCACCTGTCATAGCATTATTAGCACCACTAGAAGCATCAACCCCTATTGTAAAAGGAATTTGCGGTGGAGGCGGAGAACCACCACCACCTGCATTAGCCTCATCTTCAGCACAAGAACCCGCAATAGCGTTATACAAAGTAATCAAACTCCTAATGCAATCCAATCATTAGTGCCAATAGAAATACAAGTTACTGCATTAAAAGTAGCAACTGTAATATCGGAAGCCGCATTATTAATATTATTACCATTTCTAGCAACCGTAATATTACCACTTGTTGTATTTAGAATTGTATAATGTTCTCCTTCTGTCGAAGTAGCAGGTAAAGTTACATTTCCTGCACATTTTAGATATGCTCCTGCGTGAGTTGCTTCTGTCAAAGTAGTGCTTGCCGAAACAGAAACCATTTGTAATCTTGGGCTTCTAAAAGTTCCTCCGGTAGCAACCTCTAAACTTGCAGATGGAGTGTTTGTCCCTATTCCTACTCTATCATTTCCTGCATCTATATACAATAAATTATTTGCGTTATCTCCGGCAAATTGAATATCCATATCTATTGCATCGGGATTAAATACTATCTTGGGAGCATCTTGGAGAGTTATAAATTTATTACTGTCAGTGTCGGGTTGATTCGAAAA